AAAGGATATTGATCAATATCAATACATCCCCATTGACATGTATTATCATCCGTAATTGGAATAATACCTAAACTTCTTTCTCCAGATAAATGTTGTTCCCACAATTCATCTGTAGGAGGTTTCCTAACAATAATAGATTTACCTTCTAGTTTACCTTTATCGTTTATACTTCCTTCTCTTTTGTAGCAACCGTGTGCCCTTTCTTGTCCTCTAAATATATTTTTAAATTTCTCCATCTGATGCTCATAAAATTAAAAAAGGGCGGTCAAGCCGCCCTTTGTGAAAAAGTTTAATACGGCGAATCCGTTTTATCAGTCTCTTCACTTTCGTGTTTGACTTTGGCTTTACCAGTATTAACGTCTTGAGAAAGACCTTTTGCCGTATTGTAAAGGCCCGAGTCTTTTTCAGAAAGAAAATCACCTGCGGTAATATCCCAACCATACCAAAATCCTTGATCGTTTTCTTCTTTAACTGTTTTAAGGTTATAGAATTTTGAAAACATTGGTGGAGTGAATGGACCATTCTTACCAATTATTTTAGTGGTCTTCATCATTGTGTTCCACTTACGACTTTTTTTAAGCTGTGTAGCTTTCATCGTAATAACTGCTGGTTCCCCCACATTATCTTTTATGAGTAAAACAAAATGATTGGCACACGTTTCCACGTAGTTTCCATTTTCCAAACGATCTTTATTCATTTGATCTCTGGTTGTTTTTGTTAAAATATCACTGCCTGCATCGTAAATGTTGACAGGAGCGCCCGTGCTTTCTTTTCCTCGATCTTTCCATTCTACATATTGACGTGCATATGCACACGGAATGACTGTGATACCATCTTTACCTTTGTACCATTCATTTGTCACATTGTTATAAATGTCACCAGGTTTAGCACCATCTAAGTCTTCAAGTTCTTCAGACAAGGGTTGCAACACTTTCAACCGAGGTGTTGCTTGATCTTGTTCTGTCATCCCCTCAAATCCACTTTGAGCATCAGTTTCAAACATGTCGTTGAAAGGAATGACTTCCGCGGTCTTCTTTTTAGTTACGGCTTTTTCCATTTTTACCTCTTTACTTTTTCGTTAATTTAGTCTTTGAACCAACAAAGACGCCAAATTTGTCCATGGGCAATTCATCACCATTGGCGATACGCTCACGGGCAAATGCTTTTAGGGTCATAGGTTCGACCCAAACCTTTTGCTGAACTGGTAATCCCAGTTCGGAAACCTTATGTTTAAAATCTTCTGCCTTATCATCCTCGCCACGACCAAATGATGCAGATAATTGATTTTTAATTAAATCACCATGTCCGTGGTCCCTGAGCCATTGAAAGGCATCCTCTTTATATTTAGCAGGTATCGATGCATAAATTGCAGGTACCACTTCTAATTTAGAACCATCTTTTAACGAGATGCTTGTTAAATTCATCTCATTCATTTTTTCAGGAATAACTTCTTCACTAATTTTTCTAGCATCTTCTTTTACTTTTTTTAATGCTTTTTCTAACACACTCGCTTCGTCTTCTAAATCAACAAGCTTTTGTGATAATTCACTTATGTCTTTTAATGCATCATCTTTTACATCGATGTTTACATCTTTTTCAAAGTCAATCATCTATTTCTCCTTTCTCAAATAGATTAAATTTAACAGGATAATAACGCTTCTCCATTCTATCCCATTTCAAACATTGTATTCTACCACGATTCATTTCAGATGCAATAGCGCATGCAATGCCCATCGCGACTGGATCACCCATTAATAATAAGTAATCGTCATCACCGAAATCTTTCAGCTTTCGTTTAAGTTTGTTTACTGTTGGTTGAGAACTTAAAACTAATTGCATCCCTGATGGTAATAATAATTCAAGCTTACCATACTGTTCAGCACTAATAATATTTCTACCAGTAACTTCTTGCACAACAAAAACTGTCATCTTTCTACCCCGCTAAATAATACTTGTATTCATTTAAATCAAGCATTATATCTGAAATTAGAAATAATAATAGGA